GCAAGTGAGAGCGCAGCCACAGCGGAAAAGACCAAGGAAGATGCACTTAGGAAAGTCGGAGGAAAAAAGCAGGAAGCAATCGAAGCTGTCCAGGAGCAGGAAGAGACTTCTGTAGGGAAGATTACTACTCACACTGATGACGAGATTCAGCGGATTCAGAATCAGACTGCAGGTTCAAAGAGAGAGCTTGAGCAGACCATTGTAAATGCTGGTTCTTCCAAGGAAGAACTGGACGAGTCTATTCAGACTGCAGGAGATACTAAAACGGCGTTGGATAAGTCCACGGAGTTGGCAGGAACTGCAAAGACAGAGTTGGATACGTCCACACAGAAAGCTGGTGAAGCCAAGACAGCTTTGGACGGATTCGCGAGGACTGCCGGTGAAATGCAGGAGACTCTGAATGCGACTGTGAAGCAAGCGGGTGCATTGGACACTTCTCTGGGTGAGAAGATTGAGACCGGGACACAGCTCAATGAAGACATTACTGTTTCCGGCGAGAAAGCAGTCCAAGGCATTCAGAACGCCGGAAGTGAACAGCTGGGTAAGATGCAGGCAGTGGCGGAAGAGTTCACAGCCGATCGGGAGCAGATTACCAAGAACAAGGAAGATATAGGAAAAATACAGGAAGATTTAGAGTGCAAAATAGACAAAGTTGCAATTGGGGAAAAAGAATTAAAATTTACAAATATTGGATATGTGAACGCTTCTGATGGAACGATAAGTAATTCCAAAGAGGCACAAAATACTGGATTTGTTTCAACTGATGGTGTAAGCCGAATAATAGCACATATTAATCTTTCTGAAGCAGGTGCTAGAATTGCTTTTTATTCTCGAAGCAAAGAATATCTAAAAAATATATCTGTCGTGTCTAGTCCTAGTGAACAAAATTACGCGGAAATTGATCTTGATATTACTTCCGATATTTATGCAAATGCTAAATACTGTATCATATCAAACTACGGTTCTGAAACAAAAATGGCAAAAGTAATAGGAACAGTTGCACCATATTCCGCTAAAGCGACTGCCGATGAAGCTAAAGCGACTGCCGATGAAGCTGTGACACCATATAAAACTACTTTTTTTGAAGGATTAAATATTGGAGCACCTGAGAATGTAGAAAATGTTCAGAGAATTCCGTATAATGATGGACTTGTTGATTCCGTTAGCAATACATGGAGTTTAATTTTTAAATGCAAACCAAATACTGATTATTATATACACGTACCTAATAGAAACAGAAAGAACGCAGCTGAAAGTGAAACTGACAAGTTTGTTGATGGCGAAACATATACAATTTTGCCTACGTCTGTAATAAATTATAGCGGTGTGGATGTTGTAAAAATAACAACTGGAGAAAACGCAAAGAGAATCATGTTCTATTATTTTAATGGTTCTTACGATTATGATGCAAATAAAGACAAGATTATAATTCTTGAAAATAAATGGGTAGCTGCCCCATATGCACATATTCCCTCACAGTATCTACCAAAAGATATTGTTAAAAAGTCAAAACATTACGGAACATTCGCAATTATCGGAGACAGTTGCTCAAGCTTTAAAGGGTATATGGCAGATCCTAACGCTGCAACGTGGTATCCTGCATCAGACCATAACATGAATGATACAAATGATGTCGAAAATGTAGAACAAACATGGTGGTATAAATTTGCAAACACTTATAATAGTCGTTTGCTAGAAAATAACTCGTGGAGTGGCTCAACTATAGCTTATGATTCATACTCAGAGGGACTAGACGACGGAAAAGAGACCTCATTCATTCAGCGCATGAACTTGATTACAACACCACAATTAATTTTGATTTATGGTGGAACAAATGACAGTTGGGTTGCTGGAGATACAAAACGAGATGATTTTTTAGGAGAATACAAGTATTCCGACTTTTCGGAATCAGATTTTATTTATTTCCGACCTGCGCTTGCTTATCTACTAGACAAATTAAAGCACAAACATATCGGGGCAAAAATAATATTTATGTTAAATTCATCTTTGAGTAACATCAAGGAATCCGTGCATGAAATTTGTGCCCATTATGAAATTGGTGTATGTGAAATCACAGATATTGCATTGGCACATTCTCATCCAACGGATAAAGGGATGACTTCAATTGCAAAACAAATTATAGAGTTCTTAGAAGTTAGTTAACTAAATAAAACACTAATTAACTAAATAAGGGGGCTTCAGGGGGCTTATGGAGCTGATTAACTAATCATTGGCAGCACTTCCGTACCTATGGTATAATTTACGTATCATATGTACGGGAGGAAATGCCAATGAAATGTCCATTTTGTAAAAGCGAAAATACCGAAAGAATTAGTGGAAGTACAGTCTTAACAAAACGAATTCCAGAAAAAATAAGTAAGCAAGGGAATGTAACCTGTACAGAATCTGCATATACAATGTCGTTTGGTACGCAAAGGTATATATGTCTTGATTGCGGATTTGTTTTTGAAAAGCTAGGCGAATCAGATTTGAAACAGTATAAAGAAGCATAATTTCATCTACCAACCATCAATACGGTGGTTGGTATTTTCGTATTTGCGACAAGAGGTTATTATTGGCAGGTCTTTCCTTTTGCTATATAATAGTGGTGGAAGGAGAGTGAAAATGTGAAAGAGTTTGTAACAAACCCAGAGGTTGCATACATAATTACAATTTTAGGATTTGTCTTTGGATTAGTTGGAGTGGTTTCTGCCTTTTTTGGAATAAAATCTTATTTTGATCAAAAGAAAACCAATAAAGCATATGAAATGTTGCTTAACAATGCAAATATGGAATGGGAAGGAAGATATACAGAAGAGGAAATAAGAAAACTAAATAATGAACTTAGTATTCTTACAGAACAAATTAGTAAAGAAATACCTTCTCAAGCCAAAAAAGCATTGTTAGAATCAAAAATAGAAAATGTTGAATGTGAATTAAGAAAACTTTGTAGAGAGCATCAATATCTAAAAAAAGAGTTAGAAAAAATACATCCAGTCGAAGAACTAGATGAAAATTTAAGAAGTTATATCCAAGAAGAAATGAATACAGATAAGTCGAGCAAAATGTTAATATTAACTGTTTCGGTGTTTATTTTAACATTTGTTTTTTTGTCTAGTCCTGTAGTTAATGCATATTTTCGTAGATTATTGACGGATGCGATTTATGTTACAAAAGCAAAACTATATGTAGAACATATTACTACATATATAATGGCTATGGTAGCGATGTCTGGAATTGCTTTAATAATTCCTATAAAAAACCTTAAATTTATATATAATAAGTTTTTAAGTGCTTTGATAAGCATAGGATTATTTGCAATTTGGGGAGTTTTAGTATATTTGATATCTTTTGATATTTTAATTGTAAATTATGTAGGACAATTGATTGCGGGATTTTTATCATTGTTAATATTTGCGTTTGCTTTTAAAATAATGGTATATCTAATTAAAAATAGGAAGTGAACTATTCTTTTAGCAAACAGTGCAATAGATAGAACGATTGTAAAATGAATTGTGCAAGAGCGGAATTACCGCTCTTTTTCTATGCAGAAAGGAGAATACATGGAAATACGTGCGAGACCGTAAGGTCTTATTTTTTTATCTTGAAAAAAACAGAAAGGAACAAATACATGGCACCAGAAGTAGCAGTTGCTATCTGCTCATTGCTCGGAACGCTGGTTGGAAGTCTGACCGGAATCATGACGGCCAACAGGCTGACCACATATCGGATTGAGCAGTTGGAAGAAAAAGTTAAGAAACATAACAACCTTGTGGAGCGTATGGTAGTAGTGGAACAGTCTACCAAATCAGCGCATCACAGGTTGGACGAATTGATTGAAGAAAGAGAGGGACATTAATTATGGATATTATGAGCTATGTAAGACCGGAGTTATTAGTTGTTGCAGTGGTATTGTATTTCCTTGGAATGTGGCTTAAGCAGGCAGCATTCATCAAGGATAAATACATTCCACTGGTACTTGGCATTGTCGGAATCTTTGTATGTGGAATCTATGTGGCATCAGTGGCAGCATTTACCACAGCGCAGGATATCTTGTCGGCAATCTTTGCAGCAATTACACAGGGAATACTGGTCGCAGGACTAAGTAATTATGTGAATCAGATTATTAAGCAGATCGGTAAGGAGGAGTAGAATATGGGAATATATAATATTCATGCTGGACATTGTCCACAGGGACAGGGAGCCAGTGGAGCAGTTGGAATTCTGCAGGAATCGGTGGAAGATAGAAAGGTCAAGAACCGAGTAATCTCAGCATTGAAAGGAGCTGGCCATACAGTCTATGATTGTACGTGCGACGAAAAAACTACAGCGCCAGATTGTTTGAGAAAAATCGTTGCGAAATGCAATGCACATGCAGTAGATTTAGACGTTTCTATCCATCTGAATTCAGGAAGAAATGAT